TCTCACGCTGATCCTCCGATTCTTGGCAGCAATATGATTCAAGAACTCCACCTGCCACTGATCAGGTTGCACGTTCAAGACCTCCTTCACAAACATCACTGGGTCATACTTATATCTCAACACAAACTCAGCAAACGGATTCCCCTTAATCGCCTTCTGCGTATCCTCGTCCGCGCTGTCCAGTCTCTCCTCAATGGTCTGTGCAAATGACTTTGTGTTGACTAACTCGTCAACTTTTACCTTTTTCGCTCGAATTGCTTTAGTAGTCATGTTGGTCATGTAGCAGATTATGCTATTTTTTTTATTTTTTTTGTGGACGTGTGGGTGTGGTGGTGTGGGGGTGTGGGTGGTGCTTAGTGTGGACTCGGTGCGTGTTTAGGTACTGCCTCAGTCTGCCCCCATCAAATATAGCAAGGGGGGGTTAACCCTCGTCAGCAAGGATATACCACTTTTGTCGTATGTGGATATCTTTTTAGACTTGAAAATGCGCTAAGTGTTTGATTTCATTGGACATTGTGCCATTTTAACGTATTTTTGTATTTGATACAATGTCCATTATGTTAAGTTAATTTGTGGTTATGCACAGGGTATACATGACATTCTGGGAATGTGCCACTTGTCCACAAGCAAAAAGGATAACGTACTCATTTTGTTGTTGATAAGTCCTCCAAGACCTCAACGTGTCGCAGTGCGTCCATGCGTACACCAGACAGGTTTATCTGGACATTTGTACTCTTTTGTACTCCATATTGACTCGGTTTCCACTTCTCGGCCAGCCACTGCCTGGTCTGGATGCGGACCCGCGCAAGTTGCGCGTGTTCGGGCGCAGTGCTGTCTGCTATGTCCAGCGTTTCACAAGCCAAATTATCGGCAGCACTCGCTCGTGCGCGCGCGATATTATTACTGTGTTCTTCAATCTGACCCCAATTTTCTAGCGCAAATCTTCCGATGCCTAATTTGATGCAAATGTTCACTTCTGACATTCCCGCAGCATAAAGTGCATAAATCTGATCACTTGGCATCGAATTCAGCAATTTAAGGTCTGCTTTTCGTTTAGGTCTGCCAGCCATTTAAACGCTCCTCTTCCATTTAAAACAAAAACATATAGGCTGATAGCATCAACCCACTAAAAACGCTCTATCGTGCCTTTAAAGCCTTCAGAGAGTCAATATCGAACAGTTTAGACCCATCACCGCACTTCAAAGTCTTAGGATCGGTGCAATTTTCATCTAACCACTTGAACCAGTCATCTTGAGCACTAAAACTGACCACTTTTGCAGTTGGATCGAATGCCTTCAAGTTGATCACGTCTTGGACGATCTGCTCTTTGAGGATCACTTCAAGTTCTTGCATGGTCCAGATCGACTCGTTCTTAACGTCTTTGCGGATCTGTTGGAGCTGGAGTGCTTCGGCAATGGTCTCGGTGATGAGCATGACAGATCCATCGTTCATCTTCCATTGCAGGTGTTTGACCTTCAGATCCTTCAGCTGCTCAATCTCATTATCGGTTGCCCAATTGCTTAACGCTTGGTAAGCCAGGCACATTCCCTTGACCGACTTCTCAAGCCTTTCAACGTCCCGATCATTTTGAGCTGACCAGACTCGCTCCATCTGTTTATAGACTTTGAGTCTGAGTTCTGGATCACAAAGGTTTAAGACCCGATCAATCCCCCAAACCTTTTCGTGCTCGTCCTTTGACCTGGTCAACTTCAAGATCTCATCACGCACCTTCATGCTCCAACCATCCAGTGGAAACTCGACTGGCTTGATCTCCATCACTTTCTTTTGCATCTTATCCATTTGTCACCTTACAGATTTCTTACAGTATATTGAAGTGACAAGTGACAAATGCCCAAGTATTATACCCTTGGGCTCATTTGTCCCTATTTCCTCGGTACACTTGTCTTTTCATTTGTACCATTTGTCACTTGTCTTATTTATCCCTTATTTGACCAAATTAACCACATTATTGGCGTCAAACTCCTCATCCTGAACGATCACAATCCACGCAAAATCACCACGAATTCCCACCAGATTCTGGTCAATGAGCATCGATCTTCGTGTCCAGTTCTTGTTAAAAGTGTTCGCACTCATGTCATATCCACAAGCCTTTTTGAACTCATCTCTCCACCTTTCGAGGTGGACTGCCTTGACTCTTTTGTCATTATCGAGGTCAGTCATCTGGCCATTCTTGCGTAAGACTTCACCCAAACACTTGAGTAAAAGCCTTTGATTAGGACCCTGACCGCGTCTGTTTGAGTCCTTCTTTGTGCTGTTCTGGACGCTATCAACGTAAGATTCATCACGCTCGATGGCCAGACTGGATGACTGATCCATGAGTCCAAGACTGGTGGTTTCGGTCTTTACAGTGACCACTTTGAATGCAAAACGGCCTCCATCTTCGCCATCCTTTTGCTTGGTGAGTGTAAGAATTCCCTTGGGTTGACCATCAAATCTGAGTATTTCAAGCTCAGTATCTACTGCTCCAAGCAGTGATGAATGACCCCTCAAGCCTTTAGCAACATCTTTTCCGCTGTGATGTAAGACCATCAAAGCCACGTTAAACATCCTCTGTAAGTTACCGACTCCTGTGATCCAAGCACCCATATCGTCACTTGAGTTCTCGTTTCCACCTCCAAAACTCCTGTTTAAAGTGTCAACAATCACCAGCTGCAGCTCAATGCCTTTCTCGTTTAAGTCTCCGATTAGAGAGTCCATCGAGATGGCCAGAGTGTTGAAGTCAGCCTGGCTTGACCTCAGATTGATCTGAGACCTGATGACGTACAAAGGGTTGTCCAGATCTGATCTGTGGTGGCTTTTAAGTGCTTGGAGTCTGCTGCCTATGCCTCCATGACCCTCTCCACATATGTACAGGACTGCTCCAGTGTTGCTGATTTCATTGTTCATCCACGATCTGCCACTTGTGATGCAGTCAGCAATGTCTAAGGCAATGAATGACTTGAATGATGCTGGTGGACCGTAGAGTGCTGCAAAGCCCTTCTTGGGTAGGACTCCTTCAATCAGCCACTCGACTGGTTCATCTTGAATGCTTGACCAGTGCTCGATTTCAAATTTCGGTGGAATGTCTTTGCCTGTTGTGTTTTTCTCATTCGTGCCGACTGCATCTACATTTTCCTCAATCGTTTCAATCGTCTCTGGTTCCTGTATTTCTTCAGTGATCACTGGTGCTTGTCTAGCGAGTGCAGCCAAGTCTTCTCTTGATCCAGAATACTTGTTCACCCACTCGAATGCATCTTCCTTGTGCTCCAGATCGGGCAGGTTCACGATCCGGATCTTCTTTGCAAATGGGAGAAGTTCTCTGACGATAGTCCTGGCATACTTGTGACCAGGCGCGTCATTGTCAGGCAGTATCACGACTGATGCGTTCTGGAAGTATGGATTGATGTCCTTGAACCAAGAAGAAGCACCCCCATGACAAGTGGTGGCCACCAGTTTAAGTGACCTCACTGCATCAGCAGCCTTCTCACCCTCACAGATATAAATGACTCTGTTGGCGCGTACTGCGTCCAAGAGTTCGGGTAACTGATAAGGGACAATCTTCACGTCCTTCATGCTTGGGATCTGTCTGCCGTTCACAAAGGACATGAGTTTGTAAGTCTTACCCTTCGTGTCATGCGTCTTATACCGATGTTTGACAAACAGAACGCTGCCATCCTCGTCCGTGTAGTTCCATGACTGCTCTAATATGATGCCTTGGAGTGGCTTGATGCTGGACAGGATCTCTGGCCTGTCCTCAATAGTGGGTAACAGGTTCAGATCCTTGATGGCATTAAACACTGAGTTCTGTGAGCATCCACCAAAGCACTTGAATAGGACGTGTACATCGTCATCAGTATCTGAGATAGAGAGTGATGGGTTCTTGTCCCCCTTACCCTGCCCATGACTGGATACTGGACATGATGCTAGATAACCGTTATTTGAAGTGTTGCGTCTGGCATTGCCTAATGCTGTAGCAATTTCTTTTGCGTTCATATTTATTTATTCTTTGTTTAAGATTCGCCATGCTGTTGCTGCACAGAGTGGGACTTGTCCATTTCCAATGGCTTTAAGTCTGTCCACCCTAGAGGCCACCCCATTAGCCACTCTACCCAATTCGGGTTCAAACTCCCACCAACTTTTTCTCCCAAATTGAATTTTCCACGATCTGTCGTGCTGTCCTTGTACATGAATGCTCTCGGAGTTGGCCAATGTGCTACTACTCCCAATCCCGGTGACTTTCTGTTGCCCGATTTGTCGGTATCTTTCCAATCTCGAGCGTTGGGTGTTGGAAACATTTTGACCATCGTTGCCAATCCGTCCCCACTTGTTTTGCTCATACCCTTTTGGTTGTATTTCCCTGAAACTGTTGGAGTCGGCCACAATCCAA